CTGTTCCCATTTGACGCCGCCGGTCAGGATCGGGGTGCGCCCGGCACCGGCTCCGGTGGTGACTTCTTCCCAGCGCGCCCGCAATTCCTTGGTTTGGGCTTCTTCCAGCACCTCGTCGGTCATCAGCACGCCGCTAGGGCGCGACTGGTTCTGACTGTAGGACAGCGCTTGCTGCACCATGCTGTTGCTGGCGGCGATGTCGAGCAGGGCGCTGGTGAGTGGCGGCTCGCCGATCAGCGGCCGTGAGCGGTTATTGCGGGTATCGAGCCGGATGTGGAGCACGTCGCGCGCCGGCACTGCGGTGAGCGCGTCGTGCGGAATGCTGTTATCGATGATCGGGTTGCCGGCCAAGTTGTAGAAGATCTCGCCGGTCGTCGCGATCCGCGGCGCCGAGAGTCGGGAATCCATCAAGTGCAGCTCTGCGACCTCGTAGCGGTTGTTGCGGAGTGCCAGCGCGTAGGCATTGCCGGTGTCGTAGAGCGCGCCGGTCAGATTCAGCAAAAAGTCGGAGATCGACTGATAGCTGTTCGGTTTCTTGAGTATCCGCGACAGCGCCGAGGTGGCGACGCGCTCTCTGCCGCCATCGCCCGTGCTGCGCCAGTGCGTGCCGGGGCACATCGCGGTGGTCTGAGCGTAGGCAGCCACGCAGGCGTAGACGACGGCGCCGCCGCCGGCTTGCAGCGGGTTGTAACCCATCTGCCAGAAATTGGTCGGCCAGTCGGTCGGGATGATGCCGCCGCCGAGCGGCAACAGGTAGCCGTTGCCGATCTGCTGCTTGGCTCGCGGCCGGAAGACGCTGGTGAGCGCGGTGGTAATCCGCGCCAGCGCGGTAGGTTCAGCCACGGCGGCGGGATGCCTGAGTGCCTGTCGCGCCATTGACCGCAACCGCATTCGACGGCGGCGCGGCAGTCGAGCCGTTGGCGTTGGTTGCCGTCACCACACAACTAATCGAGGTGCCGGCATCGGCTGCCTGGACGACGTATGTGGCCGCGTCGGCAGCCCCGGCTGCGCTCCAGGCGTAGCTATAGCTGGTCGGTTCGCCGGTCCAGTTGCCCATCGTGCAGGTGAGGGTGCCGCCAACGGTGGCACTGCCATCGACAAACGGCACGTCTTTGTTGATCGGCGGCTGCGATCCCGGCGGCGGCCCGGTGGCGATCAGCAGGGCGAGATCATTTTGTGCCTGGGTCATCGCCGGGGTGAGGTCGTCGCCGTCGCGCGCGACGATCACCGGCTGTCCCAACCCCACCGCCCGGCCGGCTACTGCCAGCACCATCTCGTTCGCCTGCTCCTGCGTCGGGTACGGCGTCAGATCGTCCTCTTTCGGTTCCGGCATCATCGCCTCCTTTGGTGACGATCCGGCGCATTAACCACTGCGCCGGAATACGCCATGTGTACCGCCGTGCTACCAAGTGACGCCGGTCACCCAGGCAACCACGCCGGTGCGGCGCATCGCCCAGTTCATCGGCAGGATCATTCGCAGCGCCAGCGAGTCGGTCTGGAACATGCTGCGGGTCGGCGTCGCCGCCACTGCGCTGCCCTGCGCACCCGTAGTCAGTTGCAGCGGCGTCGTATCCTCAAAGTGCAAGGTTGCCTGATCCGACACCTCAAATCGCGGGTCGTCACCGGCCACCGACATGAAATCGGCGGCATCCAGCAGGATCACCATAGTGGCTGGGCACGTCGAAGAGACGATGACCGGGTAGCCTTGGAGCATGTTCCCGTCGATTTCATGCTTGAACGGAAACACGCCGTTCGCCGTCGCCGTCAGCCCGATCGAGTTCGACTGCGCCGGGTTCATGATCCACACCGGGGTCCGCAGGCTGTTCGCCGTCGCCAGCACCGCGACCATCTGCTTGATGTCGCCCACCAGCGCGGTGAAGCCGCCGCCCGCGGTCGGGGTCAGGCCGCTGACGCCACTGCGCAAACCCGCTGGCCGGATCGCGCTTGCCGCGGTGGCGTCGACCAGGATCGTGTCGATCGCAATCGATGTGTCCTCGGCAATCAGCGACCGAAGGATGCCTTCGATCTGCGGGTTCGAATGCTCGGCAATCTCTCGCGTGTAGGACGAGATCACCGCCATCTTCTTCAGCCCGATGGTGATCGGGGCAAACGAAGCCTGCCGGACCGGGATCGGCGCACCTTCCGCCACGAACGATCCCGCGATGCTGGCCGTGGTGGTGCGCGTCGGCATCGACAGCACGGCAAAGCGGCCGAGCATGGCGCGAAACCCGCGAGCCGAGAGCGGCCCATAGATCGACCCCGGATAGAGCAGATCGAGAAACTCGCCGTAGGTCGTCGTCGCCAATGTGTCGGCCCAACCGACCCCGGTCATGGTCGCGGGCGCCGTGGCGGCGCGGGTAAAGTAATCGTGGACCGCACGCGTCGGCTCAAAATCGGGATAATTGCCGTAGCGTTCGTGCAGCGCCTCTTGCAGCGAGATCTTTTTGCAATACGCCACCACCTTCGTCGTCATGTGGCGGAGCATCAGATAGCCGGGCTCTTCCTGTTTCCTCGGCACCGCCCAGGTCTTCGGTGCGGTGCTCGGCAGGCTGGCGTTGGGCGGGTACACCGAGGTGCGGGATGCCGGCACCGCGACAGGGTCGCTGGCCGTGGCGCCCAGCGCCTTCTCGGCGCGCTGCCAGGTGCCGAGTTGATTTTCAACCTGTTCGATCCGCTCGGTGAGTTCGGCAGTTTTTGTCAAATCGTCGGGATCGAGCACGGCAAGCTGATCACGATAGGCGGTGATCTCGCCCTGCGCGTTTTGGATGCGTTCGGATAACTGGTTCATCGGTTTGTGCTTTCGGAAAAGGGGGTCGGTTCCGGCTGGCACGCCGATGGGTTTGCGCGACGGGGCCGGCGCCTGACCGGGCTCGGCTGACACGCCGAAGATCAGTTGCTGCCCCTCGCGGGAGATGCCGAGCGACTTGGCGATGGCCAGTGCGTTCGGGTTGGCGGGAACCGAGACCAGCGAGCACTCGACCAGCTCGGCCTCGATAAAACGGATGCCGCCCGATTTCAGCGGCTCGACGTTGTCGGAATGAAAACCGACCGAGACGGCGCGGGCGATGCCGCCGTTGACCGCAGCGTGAATCTCGCGCAGGCGATCGGATACCGGATCCATGAGTTCAAGCCGGCCGGTGAGTTGGCCCTTGCGCACGCCAACGTCGCGCCAATGCCCGATCATGAAATTCGGGTTGTGGCCGAACAGCGCGATCGGGTTGCGGTGAAAATTATCGAGGCGCCACCCATCCGGCTCGATCACATCGCCCATGCGGTCGACGCTGCCATCACTCATGACGAACTCAAGCGGGTTCGCCGCGGGCGGTGGCGCCGCGGTTTGTTTAATCCGTAGGTCCATTGTCTATCCGATCAGCGCGCGGACGTTAAACGGCCGGGTTGTGTTCGCGGTGGCGGCCTTCATCGCCATCGCCAGCGCCTGCATGCCATCAATGCGACCGCTGCTCTTGGCCTTTTCCAGCTTGCGGTTGCCGGCCGGGTCGGTGACCACGGTGGCATTGGCGGCGCACATCGTTAGCACCGGGTGCATGCCGTGCCGCAGCCGGTGCTGCAAGGCCACCGTCTCCAGCGCGTCGAGTGCCGGCGCCATGTCGCGGTAGCCCTGGCCGCATTCGTCGAGCGGCACATTCACGCCCATCCCGACCAACGCCGCCTTCAGCTCGCCGACCCGCCAGCGATCAAACTGGATCGAGCGGATCGTGCAGTGCTGCTTGATCTCGGCCAGCCGCTGCGCGACGAAGCCGTAGTCGATCGTCACGCCCGGCACCGCGGTAATTAATCCATTCTTGACCCACAAATCGTAGGGCGCCCGGTCCCGCTGCGCCCGCTCGCGCAAGGTGTCGGCCGGTGTCCAGAAATGCGGCCACACGTTCCAGGTGCCGCCCGGCCCCTCGGCCACCAGCACCAGCGCGGTGAGATCCTGCCGCGACGACAGGTCGAGGCCGCCATAAACCGCGCCATTACCAAACGCATCCAGATCCGGCTCACCGCCATTCTGCTGCCATACCGATTGACTGAACAGTTGAGACAATGCCGAGACGCGCTGGTTCAAATGCAGGTTGCGGAAGGTGCTCTCAAAGCTCGGCATCGCCATCGCCTTCTCGGCGAGCTTGGCGATTTCGGCCATGTTGAGAAAATCATCGAGCGCTGGGTTCGCCAGCCGCCACGTGCCGGGGTCGTCCATCGGCGCATCTTCGGGCGCGTCGAACAGCACCAGCTTCATCGTCGGGTCGGCCGCCGTCTGCGCATAGTCGATCAGTTGCGACAGCAGATCGGCCGAGGTCGGAGCCTGCGTGCTGATCACGATCGACAGCGGGTGCGGGTGCGCCCCCATCGCCGTCTCTAGCGCGTCGTATAATTCGCTGCGGGGTCCCCGAACTTGCCCAAGCTCGTCGTGGATGACCAGCGCCGGCGAGAACCCGTAAGTCGTGCTGGCCTCGGCCGCCAGCGCCTTGTAGCGAGCACCCGTCAGCGGCGAGAACAATTCCTTTGCGCTCTCCCGCGCCACCATCATGTTCGGGTCGGACAACTCCGGCGACATGCGGACCATCTTGGCCGCTAGGTCGTAGACGATGCCGGCCTGGTGCCGCGATTGCGCCGAGCTGAATATCTGCGCATTCCGCTCCGCTTCCGGCCC